GAAGATTGAGCAGAATGAACCTGAAAAGAAGATTCCTTCAACCGCAGCAAACGCAATAAGTCTTTCTGTAAAACTACCTTTCTCAATAAATTTCATGGCCCAATCAGCCTTCTTTTTAATTGCTGGTATCGTTTCCACCGCATGGAATAATTTATTTTGTTCTTCTTTGTCTTTGATATATGAATCAATCAATAATGAATATGTTTCACTATGAATATTTTCCATCATAATTTGAAAACCGTAAAAGAATTTTGCCTCGGTGTATTGAACCGCATTAACAAAATTCATTGCAATATTCTCATTCACAATACCATCCGATGCTGCAAAAAACGCTAACACATGTTTAACAAAATGTTGTTCATCATCGTTAAGTTTGTTATCCCAATCATTGATGTCTTGTGCTAAATCAATTTCCTCTGCAGTCCAAAAACATGCTTCTTGTTGTTTATATAGTTTCCACAAATCGTGATGTTCGATTGGAAAAAGGACAAAGCGTCCAGGGTTCTCTTGTAAGATTTTCTCTGTCATAATTTTTTTTTAATTGTTAAACTCTTGGTTTTACTTTTTGGATTCTATTGAAAGCTTCTGCTGCTCTATCTACATTATTACGAACTCTATCTTGTTCGTGACCTAATAATGTATTTTGTGAATCCGTATCGATAACTAAAAATTCATTGTTGAATTTACAGTTGGTGAATACTACACCATCTCTACCGATACGTGACTTAACTAACGTAAGTGTAGCTAAGTTTTGGTCTTTTTGTTCTAACGATTTTGCGATCGATAATATTACGTGTGCAATTTGTGCCTTTTTAATTGAACCTCCCATTTGGTCTCCTGTTACAACTTCAGATGAAATTGATTCTCGGTTACCTTGTGTTGCGGTCCATATTGCCATATTGAACTCACCAGTCATAGATTCTAAACTTCTCATAATTGAACCCTCACCCTTCCATTCTTCTCCATTTGTACTTCTTTCAGGAGTGATGCAATCTACGTAATCTAAAACTAATAAATCAACTTTAATTCCATCTGATGCCATTTTTCTCAATCTAGATTTAATATCTGAAATTGTAATATTATCTGATGGAAATTTCAAAAGATTAATGGACCCTACTGATCTTTCTTGTGCCTCTTTAATTTTTTCTTTTACTTCTTCCGCATGTTCAGGTTGTTCATCTGGTGCAACTCCTGACCAAATAGTATAATGTTTACGTTTAATGTTACCAACGTTATCTTCAAAAAATATTTGAACAACGTTTAAACCAAGATTAAAAGCTGTGTTTGCAAATTTAGTTAATAAGGTTGTTTTACCTGTACCAGTTGGTGCAAGTACAACCCCTAATTCACCTCTTCCTAAACCACCTTTTAATAGATTGTCGACTCCCACAATCCCTGTTGGGATAGGTAATCTAAAGTCCTTTTCCAATGCCGCGTCTATATCGTGGAAAACATCAAGAACCTCATCATTTGAAATACCGACCTGTAACGCCTTTTTGATAATCTCTTCAATTTTACTATAAGCTTCAAATTGGCCGTTCTCAATAATATTTTGTACCGACTTCAATTCCCTTTTAAGGTTTTGTTGTTTACAAAAATTTAAAGCGGTATCCTTAACGTAAGACGTATCTTTTGAGTCGTCTTTAATTGCCTCTAATGTGTCAACGTGAACTTTGGAAGAGTCTTTGTTTCCACCTTCAGCCATAACTTTTTGAGACAATGTGTGATAATCAGGTAACTTTTCGTATGTTTTATACAATTCTTTAATGTTCTCCATTAAAAATCTAAAGGAATTGTTCTCAAAATACTTACTCTCTAAAACATCGATAATAGTTTCACCATATTTTTTATCTTCTATGATTGCCTTAATAAGCGATTGCTGAAATGAAAACCCTAAATAACCAAAATTCTTTTCTTCCATGTTTATTATTTTATATAAATTTTTAAATATTACAGTTCGTACTGCAAATACGTTGTCTCCAAATCGTACGCAGATAAAATGTCAGTTAAATCTGACAAAACTCGCTTAAGTTTTGGACGAATATCTACCGTATATCTAACCTTTGGGTGGTAATAGTACGCCGGAAATATCCTAGAAATAAATACGTCGTCACCTAACTTAATTTCCAATAAAAAGTGTTCTTTTTCTTGTTCATTCGAATCTTCCACATACTCAGAAGAGAGGATAAAGTTTTGATTTTCGCTCATGTAATCGGAAGTTTTTATTTTCAAATCTTCGCTAATTTCTTCGCAAATATTTTTTATGTAATAATGCATATCCATCGATCTTCTTGCTTGTGGATTATGATCTTTTACGTTAAAGAATCTTTGACATACGATGTTCCCACCTAAACTAAGCAGAAATTCGAATTTTGTAATGTCCATTTGTTGGTTACTCATAGTTTTTAATTTTAATTGTCCTTTTATTTTTTTCTTTTCTTGTTAATCTAAGAAAGGGATTTAAGAAGTTGGTCCAAGCGTCATCCGATTTTGGTAATACTTGGAAGAGTCCGTCTTCCATCATCATTTTCATAGTATTTTTATAAGACCGCCCTTCGGGGTCTAAATTTTCATTGATTAATGCAATTATATTTTCTTTCGCTTCATCTGTTAATAAGGGTTCATCAAGACTTACAATTCTGTTATTGATTTCATAAAACTCCTCCCCAAAAACACCATGTTTGGTTACACCTGTTAGTAAATTCCTAAGTAACCAATTGTGTTTGTCATCTTCAAATAATAAGTTTGTTTTTTCTCTGATTTCTTCTAAAGTTACTTTTCTATCCTTAACCTCAGGGAACATGGAAATGAGTCTCTTAATACCCATATTTTTGATTCCTGATATATTATCAGATGGGTCGCCACATAACATCTTAACCAATTTAACGTTTTCGATTAAAATGTTTTCATGACTATAAACTATGGTATCATTTACCTTATAAAGTTTCTGATGTGAAGGATTGTAAATTTGTGTTTTTTCAGAAACAAGTTGAGTTAGGTCTCCATCACTAGAATAAACAATTTTATTTTCGTTTGGTGAATTTTGAGTATAATATGCAATACTATCGTCCGTTTCACATAATGGGTACTCTCCTTGTCTTACAAATAATTCTTCTAAGTATTGTTTAACTCTTTGTCTTTGGGAATTGTATGAATTGATTTCTTCGTCGGTTCTTAAACGAGACCGTCTATTTTCTTTATATAAATGATATATCTGTTTTCTTGGTTGATGCCCGTTTTCTCCGTCCCAAAATACAACAATCTTGTCTAAATGGTATATCTCAAACGATCTCCTAAGAGTATTAATAAAATGATACAATGCTCCAAAGTGCTTTCCTTTATAGAAGTGATTCTTAAGGCCATAGAAACCGATTGTAAGTAGATTATCTCCATCAACTAATAAAACAGACATTTATTCATTTATATTATAGGTCACTTTCTTCTGTTACAACTTCAACGTCTTCGATGTCTGTAACATTAACACCTAACATCTTACTGATGTATTCACCACACTCTTTTTTGTATTCTTCAAGAGACTTCTTTTCTTCACCTTCTTCTCTTCCACCCATGAATCCATGTGATGTAACCAAGATACGTCCATCTTCATATCCTAAACCATTGATGTGGTTTTTCATAATAGAGATTTTTGTTCTTGTTGCAATTTTAACTTTTCTCTTATCTTTTGTGATTGAGATTTTAGTTGTACCAGCTCCTTTTTGGTTACCAAATAAGAATACAATACTTGAGTTTAACCAAATTGCTTCTCCACCTTTTGCTTTAATCTTTGGTTGTCCAAAAGGATTATCAGGTAACTCTACCCAAGGTTGGTTTACAATGATTAACGTGTTCGTATAAGGTTTATCTGTTCTTCTTGAACCTGAGATACGTTGGTTGATGCCCATTCCAATTTTGTCAGCTAATACCGACGCATTGTGTTGTTTACCACCTTTACCATCATAAGTCATCTTACATGGAACCGACCCTACTGAATCCCAAAGGATTAATAAATCGTGAGGTAAGTCTCCCTTTTCTTGTGCATCTAATAATTCATTAATGTAATCAGTAATTTGTTCAATAT